CTAATGTACAGATAAGATTTTCCTGTATGGCATCCTTTTTTTACAGAATTTGAGTAGTCCATTAAATCAACAGGTGCGCTTTTTATTTTCATTGTTATGATGGAATCACGTTCAAGGCCTAAAGTGTATTTCCAATCAGCTGGGACTACTTTTTTTAGTTCTGCTGCAATTGCTTTTTTCTTTTCTTGATTCATGTATGGCATTTTTGTTTCTCCTTGTTTGTGTTACTGAACCATTCCAGCAACTTAAGTGTATTCTATACCGTCTGAGGTAACGAGTCAACAAGAAAATAAAACTATTTTCATTTATTTTTATTGACAATGGAATGTGTTTAAGATATAGTCAAAATGAAAAGTCAATAGGTAAACTGTATTTTGTTTGTACTGGTTAAAAAAAATACTGTAATATAATTATACAGCTGTATAAAAAAAATACGGATTTGACTCAGATTGCTGTACAAAAAATGTAAAATGGGTACTTTACTAAGACACGCTAAGTTGTTGATTTTAAATTGGTAATGACCCTTCTGTCTAATTCGATGGTAGTATTTATATTTGTACATTATTTGTACAATTGTATAATATATGTACAGTTTCTATATTTTTTATAGAATCAAATTGCAATTTCTTGTGCATCTGAGACAAAACCCTTGATTGTTTCGTGGAATCAACAACTTAGCGTGTCTTAGTAAAGTACGCATTTTTGTTTGGTTTGGCACTAATCTGAGTCAAATCCGTAACATTTCTGTACAGTAGTACTTTTATTGATCATGTCAATTTTTGTACAATACAAAAAACCCAAAGAAATATCTCTTTTTGTTTGTTTGATAATTATACAGCAATAAGGAAAATATCGTTTTTTCACTTTTTTACTAAAAAATGCATATACACTATTTTGCTATTCTGTCAAGTTATTTCTTCAATAAACACCGATAATAATTATTATCGGGTTTAGGTTAGAAAGTGAATAAATTGAATGTTGACTTGTGTTTGATGAGTTTGTATTATGTTAAAACTGCGTTGCGCGGTAACTCAGCGGTAGAGTACCTATTCTGCGGTTTAGGAAGTCGTCGGTTCAATTCCCTCTCGCGCAACGATACTAAAGATTTCTTAGACATTCCCATAAATGATTTACCTTTCCACTTCCCCCTTTGATCAAATTGTGTTATATAATAACCCGATAATACTAGTTATCGGGCTTTAAATTGGAAAATTTAGACAGAAAAATAAAAATAACCACTTTTCTTGAGTCGTGGGCTATTGATACTCAATCGGGCGACGTTATAAAACCCGTTACCTATGACGATCTTGACAGCGACGCAAAAGACATTCTCAATACAATCTATGATTATTCTCTTGCCAATTGCTCATTAAATGACATTTCTACCGTTCTTGGCTCAACGTTAGACAATTTGAAAACTTATTTCTTGAACACCTATCAGATTGATATAGTCAAATTTTACACAAGAACGTGTGCCGAGGGTATTTTAAGAATTGAAAAATCCCTTTTCGAGAAAGCAGAATCGCCCAAAGCGAATCCTAATCTTGTCATGTTGTTCTTGAGCAAGCGAAAACCTGAAGCATGGTCTGAAAATACACAAGAATCAGCCGATACGTATATTATTATCAATCAAACTGAGGCACTGCTTTAATGTCCCGCGCTCGTTCCTACCTAGACGATAAAAAAACAAATGCTCAGCGGGTAGCGAATGCGCAAGATTTAATCAGAATGCGAAAGCTTCTGCCTAATTTTTCATATGCAAACACGCCACGCCAAGATGATTTGATAAATTTGATCATTAATCACAAATACTGCCTAGCATACGGTGGGGCTGGTTCGGGTAAAACATGGGGATTTGTACGCGCTTTGATCATTAGAGCTATTAAATACCCTGGCACGTCGCATTTGATCATACGTAAAGAACTCTCAACTTGTCGCGCGTCTATTGGGATGCAGACCATACCTCAGATTATAAGAACGTGCTTCCCTAATTTAAAACTAAATCAAAATAAAGTTGACTCAACGTTTACCCTGTCAAATGGTTCGGTTATACGTCTTGCAGGTGCAGCAAATATGGACGATCTAAGAAAAATTCTTGGGTTAAGCCAAATGACGATATACCTTAACGAGGCCTCAGAATTGCTGCCGTGGGTATTTGAGGAATGCAAAACACGTATGCGTGAAAATGCCGATTTAATTGATTTAGAAATATACAAAGGTACAAATGTTAGCCAAAAGATCTTTGTTGACTGTAACCCTACGCTAAAAAGTCACTGGACTAACAAAGTTTTCAATGATTTTCTTTTGCCTGACGGCAGCCCTATTTTGCCAAAAGATCAACGTTTGTACGGTGTAATTAACATGCACCCACGCTCAAATATATACATGAGCGACGAATATCTTGACACGCTAGAAACAGGTTTGACGGCAAAAATGAAACGCCGTTTCTATGTTGGTGAATTTATAGACGACTCAGAGGGGGCACTTTGGTCACAAACGGATATAGATAATAACCGAGTGCCGTATCAAAACGCACACAATCTCATGCAGTCAATCCCACTTTCTCAAATTGTTATTGGGGTTGATCCTGCCACCAGTAAAACAGAAGATAGCGATTTAACGGGTATCGTTGCCGTTGGGGTTGGTGCGAAACTTAGCAAAGAAGGGCGTGAGCATCTCTATGTTTTAGCTGACAAATCAGGCAGATATAGCCCTAACGAATGGGCAAAAGCTGTAATTAGTTTGTACAATAACCTAGAGGCCAATTGCGTTGTAGCAGAAAGTAATCAAGGCGGTGATATGATTACTGAAATTCTGCGCAATAATGGATTTAGAGGCAAGATAGAACTAGTACACGCCTCTAAGGGCAAATTAACGCGCGCTGAGCCTTGGGAGGCGTTATATGAACAGGGATATGTGCACCACATTACAAGCAGTGAATTAGCCGAATTAGAGATCGAAATGACGACATACAGCCCTTACCTACTCACTGGCCCAGACGCCTCACCTGACCGAATGGACGCCATGGTATGGGCTGGAAATTATTTGACCCAACACAACAACCACGCACGATACCGAAGACAAATTGACCCAGAAGAGTTCAAAAAACACGCAAACAAAAAATTCCCAGGCTGGAGATAAAAAAATGGTTTCAAAATTTAAGCAATTTTTTGATTTTAAAAATAACTTTAAACAACCCAAGAGCACTTTTACCGCTGACTGGGAATTAACACAAAACGATTTAGAGGCCAAAAATAAGAAAAGGTTGTCTTTCAATGGTGGTTATTTTAACACGGCTGCGGGGATTGGTGGTAGTAGTGACGTTTTACAGTATGGCTATAATAACGTTGGAAATTTCCAAACATTCAAGCACTACGACGATTTATACAGAACAAACTTTTTTGCACAAAAAATAATTGATTGCCCTGCTGAAGATATGACCAGAAAATGGCGAGAATTTGTTTATGACAACGTGAAAGTTGTTGAACAAAGAACCCAATGCGAAATCGACTTAGGCATATCTGCACAAGTTCAAGACGCAATCAGGTGGGCAAATTTGTACGGTGGTTCAGCTTTGTTGATTGTTTTACAAGATAAAACCATTGAAGATTACGGGAAACCTCTTGATATCACAAAAATAAAAAAAGGATCTGTTGAAAAATTACAGCCAATTTTTATGGGTGAATTAACAACCACATCAATGATCAATTATAATCCAACATACTCAAACTTCGCTGAGTCTGATTATTATATGATCAATAATTTTGGCAAAGTCCATTCCTCTTGGTTGATTAGATTTGTTGGCGTACCCCTGTCATTATACGCTTCATTAACTCAACAAACGTTTGGGGATAGTCGATTGAGAGCGTGCGAAGATATTTTGCAAGGAATCTCCTTAATGGTCACAAATATACCAAATTTAGTAGCTAGAGCAAATATAGACGTAATCGGATTACCTAATTTTGATCTTTTTGCTGGTCGATCAAGTTCGAACGTTTTTGATTCGTTGGGTTTGATGAACCAAATTAGAAACAATTTAGGGGTACTTGTTACAGACTCAGAAAGCACGTTTGAAAGACACCCCCTAACAGGATTGGACGGAATAAATGCACTTCTTTTGCAATATATACAAATGGCGGCATCAGTAACTGGAACACCTTTGACGAAATTTCTTGGTACAAGTATTGCGGGTTTTGGTTCTGGAGATAATGAATTGACCCAATATTATGATGCGATACACGCCAAGCAAACAGCTTTACGTGAACAAATTAAAAAAATAGATCAAGTTATTGAGTGTCATTTGTATGGGAAAGTTTTAGACATAAAATACGAATGGATACCTTTAAATGAGCCCACCGCAGCTGAGTCAGCGGATATCAATCTAAAAAATGCTCAAGCTATGCAAATGCACCTCGATATGGGGACGGTTACACCTCAAATTTTAGCAAATGAGATGAAAAAACAAGGTCTTTACGATGGGTTAACAGATGAATTTATCGCAACCCTATCCGATGAAGTTGTCGAGGATGCAAGTGATGAGGACCTTAAAAGTTTATTAGGTGGTGCTAGTGTCAAAACGGCGTAAAACCCTAAGGCCTGTTAGGGTTCAAAAGTCAACGATTATACAATACAAACGTATTTTAAAAACGTATGTCAATAAATTGTACATTGTTGTTTTTAACAGCCTAAATGATTACTTGACTAAATTTGAAAAAAAATACACAAAGAACGATGATGACGTTTCTTCTATGTATAATTGGTGGGCTACGGGATTCGGAGAAGCGTATAACGAAACTGCTAAAATTGTTGTGCCATTCCTGCAAAGTGTGAAAAAAACAGACGAAGCGCGTTTTTACCGAGTAATTGATCAAGCGTTTGGCATAAGTTTGCAATCGATTATTGAGAAGGAAAATATACAAAACTCTTTCAAACTAGCAGTAATGCAAAACTTAGATCTTATTAAAAGTTTAGGTTTTAACCAGTTGACACGATTAAAAAATGTGGTATCATCGGATTTAAGGGATGGAGTTTTTTCACCCAAATCTATTCGAAACATGATCATTCATGATTTCGGGATTACATCGCGTCACGCTGATTTCATAGCGCGCGATCAGTCTCACAAAATGACGAGTACACTAAACCAGCTAAGATATGAAAATCTTAGTATTGAGTTATATTATTGGCGAAATGCTAA